GCATTGCACGTCACCACTAATGTCTAGTCCTGATCTCAAACCTTTTATACAAAGTACTAAATAGTCTCGATCAGCCGCATACATCTTCTTAATGATCTTTTGATCGATCATAGTCATGCGACTCTTTTTACGATCTACAACACCTACTATCTCTTGGATACATCTTTGCAGTAGTAAAGTGACAGCTTTACCACCATTGTTTTGGATCTTAGGGGAAGCAAGGTTTTCTTCATCAATACCTGTCATCTCATCGATAATGACTTCTCGATAACGAATACCATCTACTTCAACCCCAATCGGTAGTGTGACTCTATCTGTATTACCTATCATGTTAAATTCTCTTTCAATATAAAGTTGTTGACAAGTCTATTACTGTTTTATTTAGCCCTTTGCTACTAGGTAGCTAGGTTTGTTTCGATAATACCATGATGCTGTAGTACTAAAGTATTAATCAAAACATCATTTGATGTCGCATCTAAGTCACCAATCTCATATTCACTTGGAAAGCAGTCAAGCACTCTATAAGTCTTAACAATCGCCCCTTGCTTATTATGTAGGTTGATAATGATATCTTTACGATAAGAATCTGCACCAAAATCAGCAGTACCACCGTTAGTCACGCCATTAATAGTTTCTCTACCTGATGTAGCGTCACAGACGCTTGCCATCCAAGTTCTAAAATCATCATCGTTACTAACACCACGTTCTAGAGTAATAGTGTCATATGTCATCATACCACTAAACTTCTCCATGCGATCAAGCATGTTACCTTCACGATACTCCACTACTTCTACTGAAGTTTTCAAGCCACTAACTTTTTGGAAAGCTGCTCTAGCGAATGAATCGTCTGTAACCTCAACAGAGAATTTAAAACCTCTATAGATATCTTTAGTTAATACTGCCATGCTACACCTCTGTTACTTCACTACCACCTAATGGTGATTGGCTAAATTTAAATACAATAAACTCCGCAGGACGGCTTAAAGCTAGCCCAATTTCAGCGTTTAGTATACCATTCTTCAAGTCATCTTGCGTGTTTAATGAGCTATCAATCTTAATAAAATAAGCTTGCTCTGGCGTATCGCCAAACAACTGCCCTTGTCTAAACAACTGCGATAAGAACGTGTCGATGGTATTTGTTAAACGACCCCACATAGATGGATTATTATTTTTGAATAAATATGGTCGAGATAATTCTACTACAGATTCTTCAACATAAGTCATCATGCGTCTTACATTGACATATCTGAAGTCTAGTGTTGTACTGAGTGTTCTTGCACCTAAAACAACAACACCAGGCAAGACACCGCTTGCTTGATTTACTTGCTTCAATACATTAACACCCATAACATTTAAATCACCATGTAGACTATTAGATACTTCAGTAGAAACAGATTGTACATTACGAAGTAAACCAAAATCACCATAACCCGCAGGTGAAGCAGATACACCACCTTCTGGAGGAGCAATGTTGTCTACACGACTATAAACACCCGCTACAGCACCACTTGGTGCGATAGATACTTTATTGATACCGTCTTCAGCTAAGACGTTAATGTGTGGGTAATATAAAGCTCCCCAATAACTGTCTACGCCTAAAGTACTAGTTCTATAAGCACCAATACTGTTTTGTCCTGAAGAAGCCGCCACACGTCCTGTAGGTGCATCTAGGATAGCAAACATATCCATTCTATCGCCACAGTACTCTAACATACCTGTGTGAAGGATACTGACCATGCTAGTAGGTATTTTACCTGAATCTGATTGTGATGGAGGAACGCATAAAAGATTTACACTTGTTTTACCATCTAAACAGCGAACACCAACACCTTCAGTACCGATAATGTCTGTTACAAGTAAACCTGCACATTCGTCTGCCGCCCCAGACAAAGCCTTATCTCCAGTAAGTTCATCAGATTTTAAGATCTTATCCCCTACAGAACCGCTTTCTTGTAAATCATATGCCTTAATTTGACGAGATCCGTTGGCTTCATCGTTTAGTACAGTCACAATGTAAGAACTACTATCTACGTTAAAACTTAGGTCTACCCAAGACTCTAATTGATCCCCATCAGAGTTCTTAATCACTAAATTGTAAGCCATTAAAGTAATTCTACTGTTAGCGGCAGTTAAAGTACCTGTACCCAAAGATAGATTGCCTACTAAATTTACATAATGCTTTACTACAGCTCCAAAAACACGACTCTCTACACTCTTGACCTTGACATAGTATATGTCGTTAGCACCTGTAGCATCGTCTTCTACCTTCAACACGTCACCTGGTTGGATACCGTTAATACTAGTTACTTCTAATCTAGCCGAACCATCCACAAAATTTGCCGTAAGGTCATATGTAGTTCCCGCAACATAACTTGTCACGAATCTATTAGATAGTGAGAAATTAAGTCTTAGGTCATTACCATATAAACCCTTAGATTCATATCCACGATAACCACTAGTAATGCGAAGTAGATTCGTATCGCCATCATGATCCTTGGCTGTGTATGACGCAGGATTAATACCACTATCATTTCTAATCAATCGTACTACATAGCACTGTGAGCCACCATTTTGAAAGAAGCTACGTACACTGTAGAAAAGAGATTCGTTGGCAACTGCACTACCAAAGATTCTTTTAAAATCAGCGAATGAACTAATAAGAACTGCTAAATTGCTAGGCCCTTTTTGGGCTATGCCTACGAATGAGGCTACACTTGTAGATACACCTTCACCAACTGTAGTAGGTGAAAGCACTTCTTCAATGTAAATGTCTGGTCTTTTAAAAGCCATAATTAACACCTTTATTCTTTTGGATTGAACCAATATTTTTGATCATCAAAAACTACAACTCTGTGCAATGTCTTATTAGCTTTATCTGCGTTAGTTTTAGGATCTAAATCGACTGCATTAGATTTTATCCTAATTTCGTCTATACCTTTTGTTACCGTATCGTTATCTGTATCTTCTATATCTGCTAATATAGAATATGTCCATGTTTTTTTATATATTATTGTATCAAAATCTGTCTCATCTTGTGTAAAAAATGTTTCTCTAAATACATGATACCCTTCGCCATCCACTAATATAACATCTCTTGGTGCGTATCTAGACTCACACCAACGGAGTAGTTCTCTGTCCTCAAAAGCAGATAGAGAGTAGCAACTCACCTCATACTGTATCATGTAATATTCAGGTATCCTTCTAGTAGTACGGACTATTGGGCTAGTACTAACATCTACTAACACTTCATAATCTTCGGATGTGTCTAGCATCGTTGCATCTAGCTCCATATTAACCATCATAATAGAGATAGATGGAAATTTTCTCTCTCCATATTGGATGTCTGGAGTATCTACAAAAACTTCAACCTCATTATTACGACCGTTGCGGTCTTTAAGCCCTTTACCTAAGAACCTCTGCCTAAAGGAAGCCTCTAGCTTATACAAAGATGTAGCCATACTTACCTCACAGACTTATTGTTTTTTATGTATTTTCTTATTTCAGAATACATAGATATTTGATTATACCTACCCCATTGTTCTACTGTTTTACTAAAATTACCTGAACCCATATAAGCCAAACAAGTTTCTTCTAATCGCCTAACAAGTTTGGTTACTTTAGGTGGAGTCTTGGTTTTGTAGTGATATCTTAAACTACTCTTCCTAGAGTTTGAAAACCTCATAACAACTTGTATTGCTGATTTACCTTTATTCACCACTTTAATGTTTAAGCCTTGTTTTATGATCCTCGACCAAATATCTGGTATATCTTTATGTACTCTATGACTGTGGTTACTATGGTTGCCTGGAGTGCCTTCAAACTGTGCAGTACCAATCGTCTTTTGTAGATTAGCACCTTGAAAGTTACCTCCCTTAAAACCATTAATTAATTGAGTCCTAAGTTTAGGTATACGATCTCTTACTCTTGCTTTAAAGATTTTACGTAAATCATTTATAATATTGCTCCTACTTTTACCTAAAGCTTTAGCAATATCTCTAGGGAACTGTGTACCAGTGGTATTTATTTTGTAACCCAATAAAGATCCTTTTGTAGTGAACTTAATCGCATTTCTATTACTCATAAATACTCCTTGTGCTTCTCCCCTAATTTCTCTCTTAACTCTAACACAAAAAGTAACGGTCTGTCACCGATTCTAGCAGATAAAGACGATTGAGTTATTCGCCAAACTCTTTCATCAAATATTATTAAGTCTTTCGTAGTAATCGTATCTAGTAGTTTAGTTGATCCACCAAAGATATCTTCCACGAACCTAACTGGCACTGTAACCTCTGCTACATTTTGAGAAGACTCTCCGATAGGACTTAATATGTCTCCTGTAGGCACTCTAGTAATACAACCCACTATTTCATATGGTACGCTCTCGTAAATCTTTTTTGATTGACGATATATACCGCCTGTAGCGTTGGGTATGTATTTAACTAACCTAAACACTTCACCATATCTTTTATGGTTTTCTATTATACCACGCTCTGCGGAAGCTAAAGCAGTAATCACTGTACAACTACCGATGCCACTTGAGAGTAGCCATATAAATTATTACTGTTTACTGTAGCTAATCTGTAGTACCAAGTGCCAACACCTGGAGTATCAGTAAAAGACACGTCATGGTTATCACTGCTTTGGTATACAACAGAAGTTGTTGACAAGTCAGCACTACCACTTCTTTGAATCTCATACAATCTAAAATAAATATCATAAATAGGATTCCAAGTAATCTGTACTTTACCGTTTGCTACAGCAACTGCTACATCAGGTGCTGTAATTGCTTTATCGTAAACATACTGTGTACGTCTACCTGTGCGAAGACTCGGCCTTGTCATAGCCATTTGCTGAATCTCTGCACCTTCGTCACCTCTGGCTTCTAAACGAGCAATTGCATTGTTATACTCATTCTCTAATTTATCTACTAGACGTAACCAATATTTTGGGCCATCAACAGACATCTGCTGTTTTTGGACACTTAATTGCGGAACACTCACCATGTAATCAGGCACGCTCGGAAAGTCTTCTACATCAGAAGAAGCCCCTTCAGCACCCCGCACATAGCACATGTTTATTGTACCCCTAAGTTCAAGTAGATACTCGTACTTAGTAGGCAGTGTCGCAATAGCATAACTTGAGTCAAGATCTAAATTTAACCTGCCCAAGCCAGAATCAATACTATCAATGTAATGATTATCAAGGTACAACGGTCTGCCATCATCTCTGACATCGTGATCCACAGAATCATGAATCCTCGCTCTAATACGTCTTATCAGTATATTAATGTCAGCCATTGTTTTACCTTAAAATGCTTTGTTTTGTTCGATTAAAAACTTAGCAACATAGTCTGGGAATGTATAGACTTCACCTTTGATAATCTCATAACGATAATCAACACAAACTCCTCTCGTGTTAGCTATTGCTTTAACACGCATAGTTTGAGGAGGTCGTTTACCATTAGCAATGACTACAGGAACTTCCTTAGATCTAGCCTTGATTGGTACAGCTACCGCCTCTGAAGGCTTTGTAGCTTTAACCACTGACTTCTCGATCTTCTTTGCAATAGGAATCGCTTCCTTTATAGTCTTCTTTTTTGATTTCTTTGGCTCTGTCATATCTATATCCTAGTTATGTTTACAATTAAGCAGTTCTTAAATTAACCGCATAATCAGGACGTAAGCATTTAGTACCGAATAGGCTATACCATGCTAAACCATGAGTACGACCAAAATCTTCAATTCCGTTGTCACGTAGTTCAACAGGTAAAGCATCAGCAACATATAGGCATTGATCACCAAACATCAAAGACTCATAAACGTCTGTGTTACCACCATGTACTGTCTGATCAAAATCAGCTAAATAGCCTGGAGCATTAGTTGAAGCGGCACCATTACGACAATGTGTAGAAGTAATGAATACAACATCTTCCCAACGACCAATTTCTCCGTTGAAGATGTTACGAGTTCCTGCATATGCGTTAGCATTAATCCAATTATTGTCTGTACGTAAATCAGATGCTTGGTGTGGATGCACAAAACAAATATAGTAATCTCCATAAAATTTTGGAGTATTATTTGTTTCTAAAACTTCTACAGCTCTACGGATCAAATCTGTATCCATTTTATCGACTGCAGCTATTGTAGCAGGAGTGTTGTTAGCGGGGTCAACATACAGACCACTGCTAGCTTGTGTAGCGATTGCGTCACGTAATGCAATATCACGAACAACAGCATAATCTCTACCAAGCAAAGTAGCGGCTTCACTCATTACATCATCCCAAGATAAACGTAAAAGTTTTTCACTAACTTTTACTGCTTTACCCCATTCTTCAATAGTAATAAATGCTTGATTCGCAACCATCGCATTAGCTGATAGTGAATCAGATTCTAACAACTTACCTTTAGCAGAACCAAGTTCTAAATCATCATAAATAATGAAATTGATCTTTTCGCCTGGTGCGGCAGTAAATTCTTGTTTACGGATAGCAAAGTCTTCAAAACGCATAACGCCTTGAGCTTTGTGTAAGATATCTAAACTATATACATCTAATAAAGCATGGTCTAGTTTAGTATTAGTTGGATTCACTGTAGTTACACTTGTGATAGACATAACAACTCCTATTTAAATTTTAATTAACTTCTCATTTTTTCAAGGGCTTGAGTTAACAATTTTTGACGAATGTTAGCATAATCATCACCCTTTAATTTACTTATTCTATAACGATCTGATGCAGGAGCAATAGACGGTTCAACAGAATTAGGCGAGATCGCCTTTGGTAAAGAATCTTTAAGCTCTAGTCTTACTTGATCTTCCATCTGTTGTCGTATAGCTTGCTCTCTATTTTTGATCTCTAAAATAGACGCATCTATTTCTTCTTTAGTGACACCTGTCACCATATCAGAAAATAATAAACCTTCTGATTTTATTCGATCTTGTCTATAAGCATTAATTTGGGATCTAGTTATACGCTCATCTGCTTCTTTGGAGACAGAATCTATTTTCTGTCTCAAAGACTCATTCTCGGCAATAATAGATTCGATCTGCTTATTAACTTTTTCGAGATCACTCATCTTATCGTCTTGTAAAGTTTTAAGACGCTCTTGTGTCTTTAAATATTCTTTTTGCACTCTCTCATGCTCACTCTTAAGCTTTTCTGATTGCTTGTTAGCATCTTCCAAACTTCGATACAGTTTGTCTTTCTCTTGTTGTCTAGCCTTATTCAACATCTCATCAAGCTGTGCTTTAGTGTACGTTGGGCTGTCATTACTTGAGAACTCCTGTTGAACATTTTCTTTTGGGAGTTGTTGTTTGTCGTTACTATCTTGTGTCGTGTCGGTATTATTTGTCATATCACTCATGTGTCTTTTGTTCCTTGAATTTTGATCAGTGCTTTATAAAATAATTATTAACGAAGAATGTCAGACTTTGGGGCCCGTCTTGCGTTATCACCCGCAGTAGCTTCCATCATAACAGCTTTGCTATTTGGAACTGTAGCTTTGTTGGGCATATCGCGAAAGTTCATGTACGGTACTGAACCACGACCACGAGGTGTATCTTGACCAGGCATAATTGACGGTTTAGCTCTGTTTGGTGAATAAGTTGGCATATTCATTCTCCTTGATTTATTGATATTGTTATCAAAAAGATAACATACTATATTATACATATAAAAACAAAAAATAAAAACTAATTAAAAACAGGCTCTATAGAACACATACAATTTGGATGCGGAACTTCAGGGAAAGCATCTGCCAAATATAAACCGCTTCTATCTAAATTAGAAGTAGAAGCATTCAGAGCATCAGCAACCCCCGCCCCAGTATTACTTGCCAACACTTCACAGATCTCACTACCACCGTAATTCTTGTGTGAAGCAGATAATCGCCAATACGCTAATTGCATCCCTAAATCTTTTACAATATCTAGTGTAGCAGAGTGCATAGCCCTGTTCTGCTCTGTTCTACTAATACGACTTACACCTTTTGCTACACATTGCCTGTGGCTACTTTTTGGGTCTACTAGTCTTTTCTTTAGTACACTTGTACGCTGTCTTCTTTCTACATACGATAAATCTGCTTGTAGCATTAACTCATCAGACATTCGCTTCGCATATCTAGCTATTCTTTGGTTCGCTGTTTTACCATGTGATTTAGAGTTCATAATCTGATTCGCTTTATCTTTCGCCATCTGATTTATCTTACTCATGGGTAGTTGGTTGCGGTCTGATAAAGATCTCCTAACTCCAATCAAATAAGTTTTCACACTAGCTTCTATATCGCCTTTAACCTTACTACGAAGCTCTACCACTTTATTCTTAACAAGCTTGTTTGTTTTTGCTTTTATTATAGACTTTCGGCCTCTACGTAGCTTGCCTTGTCTATCTCTTGCCCCCGCCTTCTCCTCTTTAAACATCATCATTTCAAAGTCTTCTATGAGATTATTCATAGAACTACGAACCGATCTATCTTGCTTGACTACGCGATTTAATATTCGTCTTTTAGCGTCACGAATCTCTAAATTACGTACTCTAGCACGATCTCCACGCATAACAGATCTACGATAGACACGCATAGTACTTCCATCAGATAAAGCCACTTTGTGTGAGCTTTTTACTATACCTGTTCCTGAATTAATATCTTTAGCTTCAAAGCGATCAGCCATCTAATTTTTCTCCTAGTGCAGCACTAGATCTTTTCTCTGCTTGTACGTCAGGGTTAGGTCTTTTTGGATTAGGATTACCGCCTGTTCTATTCGTATTCTCTGAAATAATGTCAGATACATCTACGTCAAGCTCACCATCTTCACCCATAAATTTCTGACCAATCTCTAACTCTAAATCAGCCAAGTCTTGCTTCTCGCGTTTAACATCCTCTTTAATTTTCTCTATCTCACGCTGTGAAAAGCCCATCTTCATCATTTCATATTGCTTACTAGTTAAGCCGAGATCCATCCTCTTCATAGAACGATCTAATTCTATACTCTCATCTCGTGGTAAAGGACTAGGGAATACTACTTCGTTACGATACTTATTGCTCTTATTTAGTGCATCAAACTTGCGACCAAAATCAGCATCTCCGATGGCAGTAGTTTTCATAATCAATCTGTTAATTAATCGTATACCCATGCCGTAAGTCTGTATCTTAACTTGTCTACTCTCAAGCATCGGCATATATCTCATGCTCACAGAGCTTCCTGTCTCTCTGTTGTTGATATTAGAGCTTAATGCAATCTCTGGTACACCCCCTACCTCATGCATAGCCTTCTTCATCCTATCTAAATAGTCTAGACTACTCTTTAGCTCACCATTCAAACTAAGGTTTTCGACCTCGGCATTTTCTGGTAGACCCCACATTCTATTTGGCCCACGTTCTAAAGATGTCAACTTCGCACCCTTTACGATTGTGACAGGACTACCATGATAATTAATCACATCTGAAATGTCTGTCGCTTTTTCATTGTACTCACGTTGCAGAGATATTATGTCTGCAAGATCACTGCGACCAAAAAACTCACCTGCAACAGGGTAGTTTGGTATATGAACAATAGGTATCTCGCCTAACGGGTTTGGTACAACCTTTTCACCATAAATCGGATCGTATTTAACAACTTTATCTCTGTACCAACGCTCTCCATACCACTCTACGTTTTTTTTACTTAATTCACCGAATCTTTGTGTGCTTTCGTCTAAGCCGTTCTTAAATCTCGGGAATAAAACAAGCACAGAAGACACATGTTTACGATCAACACCATGTGGACCACCAAAAACAGGAAACACATATTGACTGGGTAATACATCTATTCTAGCATGTGCGGGTTCGATCGGATCATCCTCAGACCAAGACACTCTAACAAAGACATCGCCTGTTATGCTACCCATCTGTGCCATCTCAAAACCAATTAGCTCTTTTCGATTATACTCCCAAGTCTTCTCTAACATTAATCGAACGAACTCTCTGTCATCATCCTCTTTAGTCGGAGTGGCAGGGTCATCTGGTATCGTACAAGTAAATCCACCCTTCATTAAAAAATTTACTTGAGCATCGACAAATCTACGACAGTAATTAACAGTCACGAACGGTTCATTGATGTCTCTTGTATGATCCCAATGTTTACCTCTATAAAAATTCATAAATTTTCTGTATCGTGTTAATCTCTCTGAATGCTCAACTTCTGTTGAGGTCACTAGTTCAAATACTTTTGAATCAGGACTGCCGTACGCAGTAGATGCCATAATACCTCGGCTGATTAAACCCATATCAATCCCACTTTCTATGTAAATTAGATTTTGTTTTATATTCGTTTTCTATTTTACACTCAAATATTGTTTTTAACCACAAACCAACAGATTTTGCAGACTGATCTACTAAATCACCACGTTTGATAGACTTTCCAACAAGTCTTGTAGACATACCAGATAAGTCACTAATTTGTTGAATTGTTAGATCACCATCCATCAAATTTTCTCCTTAATTTACCGCTACCCATCTTAGCAGACTTATTCATGTAATTGCCTACACCTCTACTAGTTAAGAATGGATTTGTAGCTGTTTCTACAGCAATCATTTTACGATTAACAAGATAACATAACAACATCAAACTGTCTGCATAGTCGTCATGACTGTCTTTACTAGAGGCCTTCTTCTTTTGCTTCGGTGCATGTACATCCATAAATTTACCCCGCCAATCTTTTTGTAAATCATACATTTGCCTTACAAATCTTTGCCACTTTTTAGTACCTCGACTGTATTCTGCACCTGGATATGTCAATCGCTCCACTTTAATC